TGAAAGAAGGGAAGGATTCCTTGTTAAATTGTTAGACATTATGTTTATTGGGGTGGTAATATATAGTCTCTAAAAACCAATATCACCACTCATTTCTTTATATTTTTGTGCCAATTCTTTTCTTACTAAACTCTCCCCACCTTTCATGTCCTTTTTGGTTTGTTGACCATTAATGGAATCTTCATTATAGATGTGAATTTGTCCAGTAGAAAAGTTTGCTTTAGATGGGAACGTCATCCCATCGGGCCCAAAACGATTCTTAATTACGTGCCATCTACCAGTTCCTGCGAGTTTATCTTCAATCTTACGAGATAGAGATACTACAAAATCAGCAGTCATCATCTTGGAGAATGACCCAGCAATCTTAGTACCTGTAATGATGTCATCTTCTGCCCCACTTCTATTAATCTGAGATGCTGTAAAGACTGGAACTTCATACTCACCAGCCATACCTCTAAGGTCTTCGATGATTTCTTCCAACTCCTCGTGTCTCTTTTCTTTTTGTGGTCCTCTCAAAAGGTCAGCGTAATCCACAATAACTAAATCAGGCTTCTTACCTTGAAGTATCATCTTATCCATATGTGCCTTCAATGAAGTCACACTTGCCGTTTTAGTAGGATAGTGTTTGATTACTAAGTCACCTGGCGTGTTTTGGACTACCTTCTCAACATCTTCCATATTATACTTTAGATTAGCGACAGCAACACCACTCAAAACAGCATCATATCTCTGACCAGTATATCCTTCGTTTAATTCCAAAGTATAATGAGCCACAGTCTTACCCTTTTTCATAGCATTTGCTCCGATATTCACTAAAGCCCAAGACTTACCAATTCCGGGAGGAGCTGCGAATAGGATTAATTCACCTTTACCAAATCCACCTTGAGTGATTTCATCAACGACATCCCAACCAGTTGAAACTACGTTTCTTACTGAGTCCTCATATCGTTCTGCTATCATAACCTTGTAATCGTGACCAATATCAGAATCTTGACCTGCTTTCATAGCGGTATCAATGTTCTTCTTTATGGTCTCATACTTACCATCTTCTAATAACGTTACCGAATCTAAGATTGCGTTCTTGATAGATTGGTTCTTACAAAAGTCAAGTGTTTGTTCCTTTACGTATGCTAGGTCCTCACTATCTAAGTGATTCCAAGCGAATTTAAGGGTGTCTACAACCGATGTCTTTAATACATCCCTCTCAATAGTGTTTATCTTCACTTTAAGGACATCCAACGTTGGCATGGTCTGATACTCATCAAAATATTTCATAGTGGTTTTAACTAACCACTCAGATGATTCGGAATCAAAGTACTCTGGCTTCAATATATCATAGATTTGACGTGTAAACGACCTATCCGAGATTATCGATGAGATTACTTTGTTCTGAAATGATGTACTAAACTTACTTCCTAACTTCTCCATATAGTTACTAATATACGACTTTAATTTGAACTATCCAAACTTAATTCAATAAAAGTGGTGGATTGTATTGATACCCACTCTCACGTGCTTTTATGTGCTTTGGAAATGGGTATTCTATAACTTGTTTATACAACCCATCTACGAATTTAAAACTACTTAAATCCATATCATCACCATCTTTAGAGAATACATTGGTTATTCGATAACAATCATGCACTTCGTTATACCCACCATATTTACAATATAAGTGTATTGGCCATAACTCGGCTTGATAGTGACAATCTGCGAATAATCTTAACTCAAACGACAATTTAGTTATTACCTCGAATATTTCCTTTATCTTAACCGGGTTATATTCCCCAATTAGAGCAAAATCAATATCCCAAGATACCCACTCTTCTAATATACCACCAACTATATAAAGTTTATATTCACTAATATACTTAGACTCCGATAATATACGAGATATAAATGTCTTAAATAGTGGGTGTTCTTTACCACCAATAGCATACCAAGTTTGTTGCTGATATGTGTGGTATTGAATATGACCATCCCAAATCTCAGTTCTTAAATCAGGATTCATTAACATGGTTTTTTAAATAACCATCTAATAAAGTAAATGAATTGCGTAACCAAGAATCTACGTTTGAGAATGCAGTATATAACTTATCATACATAAACATTTTCTTAAATTCCGGTATATCTAAGGTTGCCTCTTGTTCATCCATAATCTCTCTAACCTTCGATTTGATTGAAGATGAGATTTCAGGGTCTTTAAGTTGCATTAGATTGTAATTCATTTCGAGAGTTGTCACATTTTCAATCAACTTTTGTGACAATTTATCATCACACTCAGTTTTGATTTTAGATATGAATGTGTCCATTTCAAGAACCTCATCATTTAGGAATGGCATCTTATTAAGAATGGTTTTAGGACCAACACCACGGACACCCTCAATGTTATCAGATTTATCACCCTCAATCATACGATAAAATACAAGATTTTGTGGTTTAACACCATAATCCTTCATTACAAGTTCTTCATCATACATTTTCTTCTTAGTTGGAGCGTATACCTTGATTCGGTGATTTACCAATTGTAAAAAGTCTTTGTCTGATGAGATGATTGTAACGTTTTTCTTAAAGTAGTGATTTGCGAGATATGCCATGATATCATCAGCTTCCACATAATCAATATAGGTAAGAGAGATGGGTAAGATTTGGAGATACTCAATCAATCGTGTGAATTGATTTCTCATCGATACTTGTTGGTCCTCCAAATCTTCATATCCAGCCAATCTATTGATTTTAGTCAGACCAGTACGACCTTCCTTATAACCCTTATACATTGACTTTCTACGATTAGACCCACCCTTACCATCAAACACGATAACGACACGTGTAGGTTTCAATCTTCGGATGGTTGCAGCGGTGGACAAGAGGAATCCTGTCACACCACCACAATGTTCTCCATCATCATTCAACGCAGGTACTGCCCCAAATACTCTGATAAATTGATTTAATCCATCTATGATTAGAACGTTATCATTAAGACTTTCGTCCTTCACTTCATTATGTTCTTGACTCACTTCATTGAGGAGTTCTGCGTATCTACTATGCATCGAAATCTGCTACTTCTACGTTATCTATATTTGCTTCTTCACTTGATTTTTTGTAAGACATAATGTATGCATCACAAATTTGCTGATAAATCGATTCCTTCATTTCAGGTCTCTCTTGTAAGAGGTCTTCGAAGTTCTTAGCTTGGAATTTAACCTCTTCGCCAGTCTCTTTATCTACATAAGTATACCAAGCACCACTTTGGTCAATCAGTTTATAACTCTTCATCATTTGTAACCAAGAACCATAATTATCGATACCCCTATCAAAGTAAATATCGTAATCTACCGAACGAAGTGGTGGCCCCATTCTATTCTTAACTACTTGAGCACGAGTCTTAATACCAACCACTTGGTCTACACCACCTACTTTGGATTTCAACTGACCCATTTGTTTCAGTCTTAATCTACACGATGAGTGGAACGCAATTGCCTTACCACCACTCGTTGTCCAAGGGTCACCAAATGATACACCTAAACGTGTTCTCAATTGATTGGTGAAGATTAGTGAAATTCGTTCTCGTCCAATAAGATTAGTTACCTTTCTCATTGCCTTCGAGATAATGATGGCTTTTTGAGTTGCGTAACCGGCTTGGTCATAATCAGCTGATATCTCAACTTTAGTAGATGCACCTGCAACGGAGTCAACTACGATTGTAACCAATTTCTTCTTATCAGAAGAACGGACTGATTCAATGATTGAATCAATTGCTTCAAAGATGTCTTCCACAGTTTCTAATGGAACGTATAACATCTTTTTGACATCAACACCAATTGCTTCTAAGAACTCTTGATTCATTGCGTTCTCGGTATCTATATAGACTCCAAGACCACCTTTCTTCTGAGTGTCTGCAATTGAGTGAGCTGCCAATAGTGATTTACCACTACCTTCTAATCCTGTAATCTCAGTAATACGACCTACTGGTAATCCACCATTTGGTCGGTTTGAGATTGCTAAATCCAACATAGGGGAGCCAGTCGATACCCACTCATCCAAGTCGGTAGGAGTTGTCTCCTCCCCATCCAAGAAGAAAGCTACCTTATTGGTAGACTTAAACTTCTTGTTTAGGTTGGTAGCGAGGATAGAAGATAGTTCATCACGTGAACTTGCCTTCTTCTTAGCCATACTGATTAGTCGTTAAATAAATCGTCAAATGCATCTTTCACGTTAGATGCAGGAGAAGTTGATTGAGTTGGTTGAGATGTTTCAGCAACAGGTTGTTCTTTCTTGTCTGATACCTCACCAGTTTCTAACCATTCTTTCAACATACCTTCCATTTCTTCATATGTTACTTTTTTGAACATACCCGGAAGTTCAATCTGCTCTTTAGATGATTCAACAACGTTTGAATCCTCAGAGATTGGAGTTGTGTTTGGTTTAACACGAATGTAAGTTTCAGGATAAGACTTACCAAGTTCAGCAGCAGTTTTGAATTCTACTGTTACGTCACGACCATTTACAGGGTCGGTTAAATCACCATAATCAGGGTCTGCGAAGAATCCTAATAGTTCTTGGTAAACGTTTTTACCAAATCCCCAAAACTTAACACCTTCAGACTCTTCACCACGAACCAATACTGGCACGTATGTTCTCATCTTAGGGGTTAGTTTACGAGACAATTGGTAATCTTCACGATTTCCAGTTGCTTTCAACTTTTCAGCGAATTCCAATAATGGGTCAGCCTCACCAAACGAACTTGGAGAGATGATGTTCTTACCACCAAAACCAAAGTGGAAGTACAACTCAATAAATGGATTAGACGTGTTGTGGGTGTAAGGTAAAATACGGATTTGCTGTTTACCTGGTTGTGGTTTCCAAAGATTATCAGTCTTTGTTACTTTTGTTTGAAGCGTGTTCAAACGATTGCGGATTGCATTTAAATCAATAGCCATAATACTACTCTTTTTAATTATTAATTGTTAACTATGTCACTAATATACAACATTTGGGTGACAATACCAAATGTATTCTAAAATATTTTATTTTTTATTTTGTTGTTGTACTTTCGTACCTATATAAATATGAGTGTGTAACTAATAACGTTAGCCTCTACTGAACTTTTGTTTAAAAACTTTATTGTTTTGAGTTACCTCATCAGCGGTTAGTGCTTTATCATATAGAAGAAATCCACCAAGTCTCCAAGTTCCACCTCTGTCATTAGAAGTATTACCAGTTGAAGTTGACCCAATTCTATTGAATGAGAATGTCGAATCGGTATTCATTTCAAATGTACTACCAACTGCCACACCATTTATATAGTTTTGTGCATCACCACCATTCCATACCACTGTCCAATCATTCCAAGCACCAAAGTTTAATGATTGCCCATTGGAAAAATAGTCATGATTACCAAGAGTACCACCATCAGTTTCAGCGGTAGTAGTGTAAGTTGTAGCACTTGAATTAGCTACACCCAAATAATTAACATATTTACCACCTAATAAAGCATGAGAATTACTATATTGCCCAGTTGAGTTGTAATTTGACCAAAACCAAGTAGATAAAGTCCTATTTGTGTCATCGGTACTGAGTGAGATTGTACTATCTAAAGTGACTCTCCGTAGATTAGCCCCATCATTGGTTTCTAACTGAATGTATGGATGTGCGTTAGATGGGGTAGTCACCATTGATACATTATCTAACGTTCCTTCCACACCATTATTAGTTGAGGCAGGTGCCATGTTCATCAGAGTCGTACCACTCGTGTATGAGTTACGATTACCTACATCATACATCAATACCAATTGGTCGAGAACCAATGGTGGATTGACAGCTCCATTTGAAATACTTGTATTTGAAATAATTACAGTCATTTTACATCTATGATTCTAAATAAACTTGTTTTCATTATCTTGTAACCATCACCATCGGTGAGAATTACTGAGTTATTATACTTACCCCATTCTACTTGATACGATTTATCCATTTGGCCGCTTTCATCAACAATCAACCTATTCAAAGCATTAATCGTATACATTGTATTCGATTCCTTCTTTCTATGAACCATAATAGTCGATGGGAGAAATGTTGAATTATTTGGAATGATATTATAACTCACTACCAACTCCTTAGAGGGGTCTAATTTCAATACAAAAATCTTACGGCTGAATAACTCAAACTCATTCAAGACTCTATCTACTATATTTTCAAATTCACTTTCGTTGGTGAATGTACATAATAATTGTGTTCTCACTCATTCTCTCCTACTTAGACTTGAAACACTTTTGTATTTCACTACTATATGTAAATGTATTGTTAGTCTTCCCAGTAGCACCTGCTTTAGAACGATATGACTTCTTACCTATTTCCATTTGCTTACCTTTGGAATCTATGGCGTAAACGAATACAGTCTTACCAGTAACATTACCTTCTTTATCTTTTACGATTTCATCAACTTCATTAAGTCTGAATTTTTGTTTAAATTCGGTACTACTACCAACACCCATACAACCTCTAAGCTTTTCACCATTCACTTGAGCACCACCCATATTAACATCGAGGGATGCCCCTACCATAGATGATGGGTCACCTTCCTTGTAATCTTTTGGTGGGTAGTCCATCAATGTGAGATGGAATCCTCTAATAGTCTCCTCAGCCTCCATTAACCTACCCAATGGAACAGCA